ACCAGCCAGGACGACGCGACCGACAGCGCCGCCGACGATCTGGACAGCGCTGCCGGCTTCGATTTCGAAGACACGGTCGGCGACGTGGTCGACCTTGGGGCCTTTGTCACCGACATGGCTGGCCGGGTCTGCAGCGTCTGGGCTGGGCTTCTGGATGTCGCGGCAGGCGATGCCACCGGCATATTCAACATCGCCGCCGAACTGCCAGGGGAATTCGGCCGCTACTTCCACGGCGCCCTGGCGGGCTATGCCAGCGCGTTGCAGGCCACCGGCACGATCATCACCCTGGAAAGCCTGATCCTGGCAGGGTCGAACGCCAGGACTCTGTGCCATACCAGCGGTCTGGCCCTGATCACCGCGGCAGACCTGGACGAACCCAGCGGCCCACCGCCGGCCGCGCGCGCCTGCGTCGCCGCACTGGTGGCGGCCTGCGCGAACCCCGCCGACGGCGTCCGCCTGCTGTCCAGGCTGGCGCAATACAGCCCCAGCTTCCCGACCGGCCCTTCCCCACTGGGCCAGGGTGCCGCCACGATGCAAGACGCCATGGGGGCGCTGCTGCGCCGCTGCGCGCTGGCTGGCCTGGTGCGGGTCACCGCGACGTACCAGCCCCAGTCTGAAGAGGATGCCAGCAGCGTCCGCCTGTCGGTCTGCGGGCTGCTGGAAGCCGAAGCCGTGAGGGCTGGCGATAGTGGCGACGATGCCAGTTACAACGCCCTAAACGCCGCGCGCGGGACCGTGGCGGCCGATCTGGACTCCCGTGGCGCCCAGCTGCCGCCCATGCGCCAGTTCGACTTCCCAGTCAGTCTTCCGTCCCTGGTCCTGGCCCAAAAGATTTATCACGACAGCACCCGCGCGCCCCAGCTGGTGGATGAAGCCAACGTTCGGCATCCCGCTTTCATGCCGCTGACCTTCAAGGCATTGTCGTCCTGAAGGGGAAGCGCGAATGGCCGACCATGACGACGGCGAACTGACAATCAAAGCCGGGGGCCAGGAGCTTGCCGGCTGGACCGAAGTCGACATCATCCGGGGCGTCGAAGTCTGCCCATCCCTGTTCCACATCGCCATGACCGAAAAGTTCGCCGCCGATTCGCCATCCGTGGTGATGGCGCCGGGCGACCCCTGCGTCGTGTCCATCGGTGGGGAGCCGGTCATAACCGGCTATGTCGACCGCCTGATCCCCCAGATCAGGGGAAAGACCCAGCACTGGCTGGCGGTGGAAGGGCGCAGCAAGTCCCAGGACATGGTCGATTGTTCGGCCGAATGGCCAGGCGGCCAGATCAAAGGGTCGTCCGTCCTGGAAATCGCCAAAAAGCTGGCATCCGTCTACAAGGACCTGACCGTCGAAGGCGCCGTCGACACCGGCCCACCGCTTCCCCAGTTCAATCTGACCATCGGCGAAACCGCTTATTCCATCATCGAACGTCTGGCCCGCTTCAGAAAGCTGCTGATCTATGACCTGCCGAACGGGAATCTGACCCTGGCCCAAGCCGGCAAGGACAAGATGGGGTCGGGGCTGAAGCAGGGCGAAAATATCCAGGACGCCCAGTGTGAATATTCCGCCGATCAGCGCTTTTCGGTTTACGAAGCATTCATCACCGCGACGGACACGCTGTTCGACATCGGCGACGGTGGCAACCTGCTGGCCAAGGAAACCGACGACGGGATAAAGCGCCACCGGCTACGGACCATGATTTCCGAGGGCGGCGCGCTGGGGAACGACGTCGCCAAACAGCGGGCGGTTTGGGAGAAGAACCGCCAAGCCGGCCGATCCCAGACTATGACGGCCACGGTGGATTCCTGGAAGGACAGCGGCGGCAAGCTGTGGACGCCGAACGCCAGCATCCCCATCGACGCGCCAGCGCTGAAGCTGCCAGAGGGCATCACCTGGGTGATCAGCCAAGTCCGCTTTCGCCGGTCGCTGCGCGACGGCACGACCGCCGACCTGGTCATCATGCCGAAGGGCGCCTTCGAACCCGAGCCCATCGTGCTGCCCGGCCTTAACGGCCTGCCCGGGGAGATAGGCACAAAATGAACGACATATCCGCCCGCCAGCTTCTGGCCCGCGCCCACCATGGGCTGAAGATGCTGCTTGGGCGCGGCAGGGTGAAGCTGACCAACGAGTCGGATTTTAGTGTCCAAGTCGTCCAGATGGTGGTCAGCGCCAAGGAAACCATGGATATGCCGCGCCTGGCGGAATTCGGGCTGTCATCCTGGATTCCCAAGGATGGCGACGTCGCGGTCATCTTCCTGAACGCTGACCGCACCAACGGCATCGTGATCGCGTCTGGCCATCAGAAGTTTCGCTTCAAGCTGGAAAACGAAGGGGAAATGGCTATCTGGGACGCCTTCGGGAAGTCGATCTGGTTCAAAAAGGATGCTGGCGGCATCGTGGTGGAAGCGGCAAACCAGCCCGTTTTGATCGACCACGCCAAAAAGGTCACGGTGAACGCCGGCACCGATGGCGCCGAAGTGAACACGACCGGGGACGTGATCCTGAACATGGGCGGTAAAAATCTGGTGGTGAACAATCCCGGGGCCGTCCATCTTGACGGCGCGCCGGGCCGGAAAGTGGTATGCGATGGCGATCCGGTATCGGGCGGCGTGGTTCACGCTGCGGCTGGGCAGAAGGTGACAGCAACATGATTTTGCGGGCGCCCATCGGCGGGTTCGGCATTGGCATTTCCGCCATCGGCGAGGATGCGCAGCTTTATACCGACATCCGGACGGTCTGGGACGTCCAGAACGCGCGCGGCGACTGGCAGCTGTCCGGCCTTTCTCTCCTGGCCGGCGATGACCTGGCGACCGCCGTGCTGATCAGTTTCTTTAGCGACAAGCTGGTGGCGAACGACCAGGTCATCCCAGACGGGACAAAGGATCGCCGCGGCTGGTGGGGCGATGCCGGCCAGGACGTCAATATCGGGTCGTTCCTGTGGCTGCTGGAAAGGGCCAAGCTGACCCGCGATACTGCGCGCAAGGCGGTCGACTATGGCAAGGATGCCCTGCAATGGCTGATCGACGACGGGGTCATCATAAAGGCTGACGTGACCGCCCAGATTGTCAACCGAGTCCCCGGCCGGTTGGTCATGGGCGTGGTTTTGTATAGAACCGACGGAACGCGCACCGCGCTGAATTTCGTCTGGGTCTGGTCAGGAGTCACATAATGTTCGCGCGCCCTACCCTGACGGAATTGCGCCAGCTGGTGGCGGAAGACCTGGCAGCGTCCCTGCCGGGGTCCGACCCGTTGCTTCGGTTTTCCAACCTTCGAATCATCGGTGTGATGCTCGCTGGCATGGCGAACCAGCAATATGGGTATCTGGACTGGATCGCCCGCGAATCGGTCCCCTTCACGGCAACCGATGAATTTCTTTATGCCTGGGGTGCGCTGAAGGACGTCTTCCTGAAGGCCGCCACCAAGGCGGGCGACGTCACAACGGGCGGCGCCGGGTCGGTCCAGTTCACCGGATCGACGCCCGGCACTCAGATTCCAGCCTTCAGCCTGCTGGTGCGGCCCACCGATGGGGTTCAGTACAAAACCACGGCGGTCGGTACGGTCGATGGCGGCGGAAATGTCACAGTGCCAGCGGAGTGCATAACCGAAGGCGCGGCTGGGAATTGTGACGTCGGGACCGCCATCACCCTGGGCCAGTCGATCCCTGGCGTCCAAAGCAATGGCTTGGTGACCGTCGCCTTGACCGGCGGCGCGGACCTGGAAACCCAGGATGAATTCCGCACCCGCATGCTGGAAGTTTATCGCGCACCGCCCCAAGGCGGATCGCATGCGGACTATGTGAAATGGGCCACCGAAGTGGCTGGGGTCACCCGCGCCTGGTGCATCCCGAACGGCATGGGTCCTGGCACCGTCATCGTCTATTTCATGGAAGACGACGCCCGCAGCGCCTTCAATGGATTCCCGCAGGGCACCAACGGCGTCGCCACAGGCGAAGATCGGGACCTTCCAGCGACCGGCGATCAGCTGGTGGTGGCGAACTACATTTTCTCGCGTCAGCCGGTGACCGCCCTGGTCTATGCCTGCGCACCAATCGCCAGCCCGACCGCCTTCACGATCAGCGGCATCGCCGACGTGGACGTCCGCGCCGCCATCGCGCAGGCCATCGACGACGTCTTCCTTCAGAACGGGTCACCGGGCGGCACCGTCAACCTGCTGGACATCGAAGCCGGCATCGCCGCCATCCCCGGGTCCGATGGTGCCGTCGTGACCGTACCGGCCGCCAACATTGTCGCCGCTGCTGGTCATCTTTCGACCAGGGGCGTGATCACCTGGATTTAGCCCATGGGCGCCCCGCAGCTGACGGCCGACGACTTCACCGAAGCCCTGCTGGCCATGCTGCCGACCGGCCGCGTCTGGCCGCGCGATCCTGGGACCACGATCCGCGCCACGCTGGCCGGCTTGTCGCCGACCTATGCCAGGAATCTGCAGCGCGCGAATGACCTGCTAACCGATTCGTTTCCGCTGACGACCGTCGAACTGTTGCCAGAATGGGAAGAATCGCTGGGTCTTCCAGACCCTTGCGCCGGCCCACAGCCCACCATCGAAGCCAGGCGCGCCCAGGTGGTTGCCCGCTTCGCTCACAGCGGCGGCCAGTCTGTGGCCTATTTCATAGCCTACGCCCTGACTTTGGGTTATGTGGTTACCATAGAGCAGTACGCCCCATTTCGCGCGGGCATCGATCACGCGGGGGACCCTCTCTATGGCGAAGAC